AAAAGACAGCAACCTTTCTCATTATGTTGATGGTGATAGCGAAACTAAAGTAGTATATGAAGATGATGTTATTTACTTAATGGAGAAATACCACCAAAGTAAAGTTAATAATGTTGCTTTAGATGATGTTAGTTATTGTAGACATAATTGGGTAGAGCTTAGCGGAGGTTGGACTAAACAATGTACTATATGTGGTAAAGAAAAGATGATTAAATAATAACTAACGCCAAAGTAGAAAGCGTTTTAATGCTTTCTAAAGACCGTTAAAAGGCGTTTTAATGCCTATTTTTAAAAAGTAAACAATTAAATTTTTATAATATGTCACAACAAGACAAGATTTTCGTAGGAAACGGAAAAGAAAACGAGCAGTATGGGTTTGTAAACTTCTCTATCTGTTTATCAGATTTACCACAAGAACACGTTAGCGAGTACAAAGGTAAAAAGTACATTAACTTAACTATCTCTAAGAAGAGAAACGGAGCGGACCAGTACGGGAAAACTCACGCGGTTAGTGTTAATACTTGGAAGCCGGAAGGACAACAGTCTAACAAGGTAGAGGATGAAAATGACCTCCCGTTCTAAAAAGGTTTTGTAGTAACTACCTTTTTAACTATCTTTATAAAGAAATAATAATATAATCGATTTATGAAGAAGTGTTTTAAATGTGGAGAAACGAAGCCTTATAGCGAATATTACAAGCATAAGCAAATGAAAGACGGTCACCTTAATAAGTGTAAGTCTTGTACTAAAAAAGATTCTTTAGAGAGAGAGAAAGTTTTAAGAAAAGACCCTGAATGGATAGAAAAAGAAAGAGAAAGGGGTAGAGATAAATACCATAGATTAGGTTATAAGGGAAAGTATAAGTCTACTTATAAAGCTAAAAAGCAAACCGTAAAGAGGTATAAAGATAAATACCCAGAAAAGGTAAGAGCTAAAAATAGGTCTACTTATTTAAAGCCTAATATTAAAGGTAATCATCTACACCATTGGAACTATTCAGAAGGTTTTGAAAAAGATGTTATAGAGTTAAGTGTTAGGGACCATAATTTATTACATAGGAATATGATTTATGACCAAGACTTAATGATGTACCGAAACTCTAAAGGAGAACTTTTAGATACTAAAGAGAGTCATTTAAATTTGCTTGTGACGCTAAAGAATTAGATTTAAAAATTATAGAGGGGTGGAAACGCTCCTCTTAATTAAACCAAAGCTATGACAAAAACTTGCACTAAATGTAATATAGAAAAACCTTTAACTGATTTTAATAAAGACAAAAAAGGTAAACACGGATTTAGTTCTATTTGTAAATTATGCATAAAAGCATATCAAAAAGCGTATCAAGAAGCTAATAAGGATAAAATCAGAGAAAAGAGAAAAGCATATCGAGAAGCTAACAAGGATAAGATGAAAGCATACTACCAAGTTAACAAGGATGAGGTAATAGAAAGAGGAAAAGCATACTACGAAGCTAATAAGGATAAGATAAGAGAAAAGAGAAAAGAATACTACGAAGCTAACAAAGATAAAGCAAAAGCATACTACGAAGCTAATAAGGATAAGATAAGAGAAAAGGATAAAGAACGTCATAAAGCATACTACGAAGCTAACAAAGATAAGATAAGAGAACAAAGAAAAGCATATCGAGAAGCTAATAAGGATAAGATAAAAGCATATCGAGAAGCTAATAAGGAAAAGATAAGATTATATCAAAAAGAATGGACTATAAAAAAGAGAAAAGAAGACCCCTTGTTTAAACTACAAAAAAATATACGTTCATTAATTTTAGATAAAATTAAAAAAAAGGGCTACACTAAAAAGTCTAAAACATATCAGATACTAGGATGCACTTACGAAGAATTTAAAGAACATTTAGAAAGACAGTTTACTAAGGGTATGACTTGGGAAAATTACGGAGACTGGCATTTAGACCATATTTATCCAGTATCTTTAGCTGAAAACGAAGAAGAACTAATTAAACTTAATCACTACACAAACTTTCAGCCATTATGGGCGGAGGATAATATAAAGAAGTCTAACAAAATTGAAAACGGAAAACAAATCAAACTATTATGAACAGATTATTCGAAACATTTAGAAAAAACGTACTAACTCAGTTATTTACTTATTTGGTCATTATGATTACATCTGGAATATTATCTAATTGGTTTTCTTGGGTATATCCAGTTATGGTAATTATGGCTATTGTTATAGCCTTTTACATATCAGTATTCGTAGTAGCCGGAATCGTTAACTTTATTAAAGACTTAAGAAAATGATTAGTTTTATTTTTGTTCTATTAGCTTCTATCTGTAATGCTATAATGGACGTAACACAATTCCATTTCTGGAGGTCTATTTTTAATAACGATTTACTTAGAGCTAGATGGTGGAATGGTAATGTATCTTGGAGGAATAAATACATTAACGGAGACGTTAAACAGGGTAGGACTAATACTCCGGTATGGTTTACGGACGCTTTCCACTTTTTTAAGAGTTCTATGATTATTAACTTAACTTTAGCGATAGTATTATACGATGTTATGATTAACCCGTTAATAGATTTTTTAATCTTAGGTCTTACTTGGAACACTTTTTTTAATTTATTTTATAAACACTTACTTAAAAAACAAACTTATGAGCAAGAAAAGAAGCGTTAATACTGCATTTTGGAGTGACCCTTTTATAGAGGATATAGCGCCTGAGTATAAGTTATTATTCTTATACCTTATTACTAACGAGAAAACGAATATGCTAGGTATTTACGAAGCCTCTAAACGTAAAATGAGCTTCGAGACTGGTTTATCCTTAGAAACGATTAAAGACGCTTTAGAAGTCTTTGAAAGGCTTGGAAAGGTTAAATACGTAGATAACTATATTATCTTAGTTAACTATATGAAACACCAGAAATACAATACGAATATGAAGAAGTCCGCTATCGAGACTTTTAACGAACTACCTAAGAGCGTTAGGACGGGGTTAGAGTCGTTAGATAAGTCTAAAGTAGAAGAGTCTTTTACTAAGCTATTAGAAGAGTATTCCCACGCGGAAAAGCTAATTATTAAGGAAGAAGTAGAAGACCCGTCTAACTATTACGAGAATAAGCATCTTGTATTATCTATGGTAGATTATAAGAAGTTGTTAAAGCATTACGACAGCACTACGATAGACCATTACTTAGCTAAGATTGAGAATTGGAAAAAGAACAAGCAAGTAAAAAGCGTTTACCTAACTATCCTTAATTGGCTTAAACGAGATTCTGAGGTTAAAAAGAACGACGTTAAGATAGTTAAGAACGAATCTTACTCTACCGGATTTAACGATATATTTTAAGCTATGAGCAGACCAAAACACTATTACGAGCTTAAGGACGTTTCTAAGGAATTATTTAAGCTAAGAGAAAAAGGATTAACGAGAGGTAAAGAAATAGGATTCGACTTCGATAAGTGCGGGATGTCTATTAAAAAAGGTTGTACTACTTATATCGCAGGCGCACCTGCTTCGGGTAAGTCAGAATGGTGGCTAGAGATATTAGTTAACCTATCTTGTATATACGGAGATAAGCATATTATTTTCACTCCAGAAACGGGAGAAGTTCACGAGGTTTTTGCTGAACTTTGCCATAAGTACGTTAATAAACCTTACTTCGGTAAAGATGATATTAAAATGACTGAAGCGGATAAAAGCCAAGCGGAGTACTTTATAGGTGAACACTTCGTAGTTATCGACCCTAAAGACGATACTATGTCTTTAGATGATTACTATAAGTTAGTAGACGAGGTAGAAGAAGATTTAGGTATTAAGTTTACTACTACTACTATCGACCCGTTTAACGAGGTTAAACACGACTTTAGCGGTAGACAGGATTTATACATCGAAGAACTTTTAGGTAAGTGTAGGAGAAACGCTAGGAAAACTGGTAGACATAACTGTTTAATTACTCACGTTAGAGACCAGCCTATTATAGAGAAGGACGGTAAAAGGTTCTGCCCTATGCCGACTCCTAGAGAGTTTGCCGGAGGTCAAGCTTGGTTTAGAAAAGGAGAGCAGATGATTATCGTATGGAGACCTCCTTACGGAGTCACTAGAGATAACGGACAAGGAACCTACGAAGCAAACGAGGCTATTATAAGGATAGCTAAAGAAAAACCTAAAGGCGCTTCTAAGAAAGGAGATTATACTTTCTTTTATAATAAGGAAATGAACGCTTACTACTGTAAAGATTGGGATGGTCAAGATATTTACGCTGATAGGACTAAGTTTAAAGAAAGAGCCGGGAAGCAAGAAGATATAGACTTTACTCCTAAAGAAGAGGTAGAGGATAATTTCTTTAAAAACTCTAGCTTTGAGAGAGTAGAAAACGAAGACGATTTATTACAAGATACACCGTTTTAACTATGAGCCACGAAGGAAATACTTTATACAGTTACGGAGTACTAGGTACTCTTATAGCTAAACTAGACGCTAGACCGGATAAAACCGAAGCTAGTAAGAAAACTCTAGCCGAACTTAGAAACGTAAGGATTCACTTAATGAGCCTCCAGAACACTTTAGAGATGAGAGAACATAAGTTAAATAAGTTAGAGTTAGAGGATGCGCGTAGAGATGCAGCCATAACGTCTTATCAAAGAAAGATAAGGATATTAGAAAAAGAGTTAAAAGAAATTAAGGACGTACTTTACGATTCTATCTAATTAAATGTTAGTATATTAAACAAAAAATAAATAATAATGTCTGAGAAAACACTAAAAGACTACCGAAAAAAACACCCACACCAAGTAAGAATGACTTCAGAAGAATACGCTACTTGGAGAAATTTTAAATCTGAAATTAGAGACCGTGAAAGCTTATTAAAAGATGAGGCAGACGCTGCAGGTATCGACTTAAAAGATATTAAGCACTATTGGTATAAATCTGAAAAGTTCTCGATATTCGCAAAGAGCGAGATTAAGACTTACGAAGAGCTTAGAGACGAGATTATAGTAGAAATGGACAAGTACAGTCCTAAGTATCCAAAGATTAAACGTAAGCCTTCTAAGGACGGTCATTTACTAGTCTTAGATATAGCTGATTTACATATTAATAAGTATGCAGCAGAATATAATACTCAAGAAGCAGTTAAGAGAGCTATATTAGGAACTGAAGGTTTACTACAAAAATCTAGCGGTTTTAATATTGATAAGATTCTTTTTGTAGTTGGTAATGATGTTTTAAACACCGATAATATAAACAAGACTACAACTAAAGGAACTCCTCAAGATACGGACGTTCATTGGTATAAAGCTTTTACTATAGCTAGAGAAGTTTATACTAAATGTATTGAAATGTGTTTACAGGTAGCTGATGTAGATGTTATACATTGTCCATCTAATCACGATTTAATGTCGGGTTGTTTTTTAGCTGATAGTTTAAATAGTTGGTTTAGGTTGTCTAAGAATGTTAATTTCTTTATAGGTCCAGACTACAGAAAGTACTACCAATACCATAGAAATATGATAGAGTTAGAACACGGAGACAAAGGAAAGAAAGCTAACTTACCTTTAGTTATGGCTCAAGAGCAGCCTAAAATGTGGGCAGATACTAAATTTAGATACGCTTATTTACATCACGTACACCATTCAGATAAGACGCAATTCCAAACTAGTAAAGATTATATAGGTTGTAACGTAACTTATTTACGCTCTCCTTCATCTGCGGACGAATGGCATAGTGATAATCAATTCTTAAATCTTGTAGCTGTAGAGGCTTTTATTCACAGTAAAGAACTTGGAAGAGTATCA